CCCAATGCCGGATAGAATTTCTGCGGAAGTAGAAGACGCAGAAGAAAAAGAAGAAGACGAAGGCGAAGAAAATCTGCCAGACAACTATCGCCCGGCACTAGCTCCAGATGTTCCAGAAGGTAGAGCCTGCGGAAATTGCTTCTTCTTCAACGAAGCCCGACTAAACGACGACGGGGATAAAGCTTGGTGCGAGCGTTGGGACGCATTCGTAGACGGCGGAAACTACTGTAACGCTTGGCAACCAGCGGAAGAGAATTCCGAAGCCCGAGCCGTAGACCTAACCCCGCCAGCATATATGAGAGCAGCAGCCCGCCGTGGACTTGAATACTACGCAGAAGGTCTAGCCGGGGACGGACTTGTAGATAGAACCGTTAGAGAAGCCCGCGCTATGGCAGAAGGAAACGTCACCGCCGACAAGTGGGTTCGTATCGCTGCGTGGATTGCTAGACACTTAGGCGACCTAGATTCTCCAGACGCAAATCCAACTTCAGAAAATTATCCAAGCGCGGGAGTTGTCGCGCACCTTCTTTGGGGAAGTGGCCCTAGCAAATCTTCAGCTAATCGCGCTATGAAATATGCGCAGGGAGTCGTTGCTAGACTAGAGGAAGAAAATCGCGCAAGCATAAGTCAGGAAAGCGAACAAATGGCAAAGATTGAAAAGCGAACTAACGAAGTCCAGTTCGAACTGAGAGCCGTTGAAGGTGGCGACGGTATGACTTTCACCGGATACGCCGCAGTCTTCAACTCCCCTAGCGAACCACTTCCATTTATTGAAAGAATCGCACCGGGCGCATTCAAGCGTTCACTAAAAGCGCGCAACGATATCAAGCTTCTTTTCAACCACGACACCGGAGCAGTTCTTGGTTCCACCCGGGCTGGAACTCTAAAGCTGGAAGAAGATAACTACGGCCTACGCGTTACCGCAATTCTGCCACCGACCACGCTCGGAAATGATGTCAAGGTGCTTGTTCAACGTGGCGATTTATCGGCTATGAGCTTTGGATTCTCAGTTCCAGCTAACGGTGATTCTTGGAACACCGACGGAACCGAAAGAACTCTAAAGAGCGTAAGGATTCACGAAGTTTCAATCGTGGCATTCCCGGCCTATTCTCAGACCGCTGGAACCGCAGCCGTTCGTTCATTCGACGGAGTAGCGAAGCGCGCAGAGGTAGACGCAGACCAACTGGCAGACGCTATGCTTGCTATCGAAGACGGCAAGGACTTATCTCTAGAGCAGTCCGAGCTTCTAACAAAGGTAATCCAGCGACTAACTCCGCAAGAAGAAGCCGAAGCTGAAGCTAACTCCGAAGAGCTTACGGCGCTGGAACTAAAGAAAAAGAAATTTGAACTACTAATGAAGAGGCTATAAATGGCAAGCAAAGACGCAATCAAAGAAGCAATTCTAAAATCTTCAGGTAATCCGGAATATGGAATAGTTGTTGATAATGTAGAAGCTTGGGCGCAAGCAATCTGGGAACTTGATAATAAAGTCGAGTCTAAAGAAGTGCGCGTCACAGAGGCTAAAGAAACCCGATAAGGGTCAGTCGAGGATTTCCCCCTTTCTCTCGACACGCAACCCCGCCGTATTCCTTTCCGGCGGGGTTGCTCTTTACCCGGATTGGTAGAATATAAACAGCGGGTCGAGTCAGCTCCCCGTAGTATCCGTTCGAGTTAGCTTGGCGGGAATCCATAATCACAAATCAAACAAGGAGTAACAACTATGTCAGACTTTCTAAAGTCGCAGGTTGAAGCCCGCAACAACCTAATCGAGCAAGCTCGTACAGTAATCGAGTCAGCCGAAGCGGACAAGCGCGGACTAACCGTAGATGACCAAGCAACAATCGAGCGTATTGAGAACGAAATTTCTCAGCGCGACGCAGCTATCGAAACCGCTAAGAAAATGGAAGAGCGTGAGGCCCGCGCAATTGACGCAGCTCGCAACTCTTTCATTCCTTCTAACGAAGTTCGTGGCGACGCAGATATCCTACGCGCAATCGCTAACGGAGAAATGCGTTCACACACATTCGCACCAGAGAAGAGAACTCTTGTTCCTTCCGACAACCTAGTTCCAAAATCTTTCTACGACGAAGTTTTCAGCGTGGCAAGAATGGCCGGGCCTATGCTTTCGGTTTCTCAGGTTATCAATACCGCAGGTGGAGATACTCTAACAATCCCAACCTTGACCGGATATTCAACCGCAACAATCAAGAGTGCTGGTTCTGCTATCTCAGACAGCGAGCCAACATTCTCAAACATTCAGCTATCCGCATTCAAGTATTCCTTCCTAGTCCCAGTAGCAAACGAACTTCTAGTTGACTCTTCACTAGACATTTCTGCGCTAATCGCGGAGCAGGCCGGAAACGCAATTGGTTTCGGAATCAACACCGGACTAACTGTTGGAACTGGAACTGTAGAGCCTACTGGTATCTTCACAACTGGTTCTTCAGCGGTAACTGGAGGCACCGGAGTTTCTGGCGCACCGACTTACGAAAATCTGGTCGATTTATTGTACACACTAAATGGTCAAGCCCGTTTGCTCCCCGGAGTCGGCTGGCTAATGAACAAGACTGGTCTTGCGGCAGTTCGCAAAATCAAGGACGGTTCTGGAGCGTTTATCTGGACAGCCGGAAATATCGCACAGGGTCAGCCAGACCAGCTTCTAGGCTACCCAGTATACGAGAACCCGGCAGTAACAGACGTTGCCGTAAACAACTTCTCAATCGGTGTAGGCCACTTGCCGTCGCTGAAGACAAGAATTGCTGGCGGTGTACAGGTGGCACAGTCCGCAGATTACGCATTCAACCAGGACGTAACCACGTTCCGCGTAACTGCTCGCGTGGATTCAAAATTGACACACGCAAGCCACTTCGTGAAATTCCGCGGAGGCGCAAGCTAAGCCAAAAGCATTAGCTAACAGACTGGAGAGGTCGCCGGACGGTAGGGTTTCGGCGGCCTTTCCTTTTGTCTTTTTGAAGTGATAATGTTTTTCTATGACTCCTACCAAATCAAAGAACCCTGCTAACCGTGAACAGTTCAAAGGAACGGTTACGCTTTATTCGAATTCGCCCGACCAACCGACGGGCTATGGGCAGCAAGCCCGCTACCTAGTAGACAGATTGAAGCGTCACGGCTTCGATGTCGCTGCTCTTTCTAACTACGGACTTGAAGGAATCAAACGCGAACTAGAAACGCCTTACGGAAAGATTCCGCACTTCGCCCGGGGCTTCGATATGTATTCGAACGATTCAGCTCCGGTAGACCACAAAACTTTTTCAGCTGCTAAGCCAAACCAACCAAACGCTATGATTACGCTCTACGACGTTTGGGTTCTTACTAATCCAGCGTTCAACGACATAGATATTCTGAGCTGGGTTCCGCTCGACCACATAACGCTGCCTCCTAGAGTCGAAGAGTTTCTAAAGAAAAAGAAAGTGACTCCGGTTGCTATGGCTCCGCACGGAGTTAGACAAATAGAAGCTAAAGGGATTGAGTGTAAATACGCACCGCACGGAATAGACACTAAAGTTCTAAAGCCGACTTATGAAATAAATGGACAATCGGTAGAAGAACATATGGGAACTAAAGACCGCTTCGTTGTAGGAATGGTAGCCGCAAATAAAAGTTCGGGCCTAGTCCACCGCAAAGCGTTCTCAGAAAATCTACTTGCCTTCTCTATCTTCCAGAAGAAGCACCCCGACGTTATGCTCTATCTTCACACCGACCCAGTTTCTAAAGGTATTGGCTGGAATCTGGTTTCGCTTCTTCAAAGCTTGGGCGTAGATAAGAACGACGTTGCCTTTCCAAATCCGTTTAGTTATCGCTACGGAATCCCGCAGGAAACTCTAGCCGGATACTATACAGGAATGGACGTTCTTCTAGCGACGTCTTACGGAGAAGGCTTCGGAGTGCCGTCGGTGGAAGCGCAAGCCTGCGGAACCCGAGTTATTGGTTCTTCTTGGGCAGCTACTCCAGACCTTCTTTCTGAAGATTCTTTCCTAGTGGAAGGTCAGCCTTCTTGGGATTCAGGGCAGGACGCGTGGTGGCAGATTCCGAACGTGCCTTCAATCGTTGCCGCTCTCGAAGAAGCTTACAAGCTAGGCAAGGGCCGTTCACAAGTAGCAATCGACTTCGCTTCAGACTTTGACGTGGATAAGGTTTGGACTAAATACTGGTTGCCGATTCTTCGCGAGAAATTCGCCTAATGATTCCAGTTCTAGGATTCGCAACTTACAGTCAATTCGACTTAGCTAATCGGCTTCTAGATTCGATAGATTATCCGGTAGAGAACTTGGTAATCGTAGATAATTCTGGACTAAAGACTTGGGAACCGAAGCAACCGGAGCAGGTAAAGAATCTATGGCTTATACGAGTTCCCTTCGGACTCGGGCTTGTAGGTGCTTGGAATCTCATAATCAAATCGACACCTTACGCGCCTTACTGGGTTCTAGTAAATGACGACGCTTGGTTTGAAGCTGGAGCGCTAGAAATAATTGCGCGGGACGTAGACCCGGACGCTATGAACTTCGTAGACATTATTCCCGAATGGTCGTGCGTTGTATTTGGAGAAGGCGCAATAGCTAAGGCTGGACTTTATGACGAACGTTTCTATCCGCTCTACTTCGACGATAACGACCTTCAGCGCAGAATGGAAAAAGCTGGGGTAAAGGTTCATAAAATACAAGCCGGAGTGAATCATCAAAATTCTTCTAGCCTTGAAGGTAAGAGAAAAGAAAATGACCGAACCTACGAAGCTAACCGAAAGCTAATGGATAAGAAAGTTATCGAGAATGACTTCTCCCCGGGCTACTGGGACTTGACTATTCGAAGGGCTAACCGTTGGGACTAACCGTTTACACCGGGGGAACGTTCGACCTTTATCATTCGGGCCACGCTAACTTCTTAGCTCGTTGCGCCGAGTTAGGACAGGTAGTAGTTTCTCTAAACACGGACGAATTTATTGAAGCTTACAAAGGCAAGCGTCCAGTCATTAGCTACGAAGAAAGACGGGCAGTTCTTCTTTCTTGTCGTTCGGTATCAGAAGTAATTCCTAACTACGGCGGCGCAGATTCAAAGCCCGCTATTGAAATGACGGCTCCAGACATTCTTGCGATTGGCTCAGACTGGGCAAGGCGCGACTACTACGCGCAAATGGGATTCACTCAGGATTGGTTAGACGACCGCGGAATCTCTCTAATCTACATTCCCTACACCGCTGGAATCAGCTCGACCGCCATAAAAGCCCGACTGGTAAGATAGAAACGAACAAAGGAAAATCTTATGGCAATCGTAAACGGATATTGCTCACTCGCAGAAATCAAAGCTTCGGCTCGGATTACCGATAGCGTAGACGACGCTCTGCTAGAGCTTGCGGTCGAATCAGCTTCCCGAATGGTGGATAGCTACACCCAACGCTACTTCTACAACGCTGGAACTGCGACCCGTCTATTCGCTCCGCAGGATTCTTACGTTGCCGAAATTGACGACCTAATTTCTTTGACGACTCTTCAGACTTCCGACGGCGACGACTTCGGCACAACTTGGGCCGCTAAGGATTATCAGCTAGAGCCACTAAACGGAAACGTGGACGGTCTTACAGGACACCCAGCTACCCGTATAAGAGCCGTAGACGACTTTATCTTCAACGTCCTAGACGGAGAAGCAACCGTTCGCGTTGTGGGCGTCTGGGGCTGGTCAGCGGTTCCAATCGCGGTAAAGCAAGCAACAATCATTCAGGCCGCAAGAATTTTCAAACGTAACGATTCGCCTTTGGGTATCGCCGGATTTGGCGAAATGGGAGCCATCCGCGTGGGCGTTCAACTTGACCCGGACGTGAAGCACCTAATCGACGTTTACAGAAAAGTTAGATTCGCCTAATGGCTTCGATTACCGACCTACGCGCCGGACTCGCTGCCGCCATTGGAACTATCTCCGGGCTGAGAACTACCACCGAAACACCGGACACAATCTCCCCGCCTATCTCGATTATCAACGTCGCCAGCGTCAATTATGACAAGGCTGGTTCCCGGGGACTAGACGAATACAACTTCGTCATTACTTGTATCGTTGGACGCGTGGGAGAAAGAACCGCGCAAAGACTTCTCGATTCTTACGTGACTCCAGCCGGGAGTTCATCAGTAAAGCTTGCGATAGAATTAGACAGGACGCTCGGTGGGAGATGTGATTCTCTCCGAGTAACCGATATGCGGAACTACGGCTCCATTGTCATTGGCGAAGTTACCTATCTAGCCGCTGAATTCAACGTCGTAGTTTACGCACAATAAAACCGCTAGGAAAATAGGAGAAACAAAACAAATGCCAAAATATGTAGTTATCAACCCAAAGGTCACAATCAACGGTGGAACAGTTTCAAGTTCCGTCGCTGCCGCAACTCTAGAGCTAACCTCTACCGATATTGACGTGACCAGCTTTGGTTCAAACGGCTGGACAGAAATTATCGGTGGACTAAAACAGGGAACAGTATCCCTAGACTTCCACAGCGGATACGCCGCTGGTGAAATCAACACCGTTCTAAACCCGCTACTTGGAACAATCGCAACCGTCACAATCAACCCGAACGGAACCGTAACGTCTTCGTCTAACCCTGCGTGCACTGCGCTTGTTCACGTGAACAGCGTTTCCCCAGTTGCCGGAGCAGTTGGCGACCTTGCGACATTCTCAGTTTCTTACCCAACTTCGGGTTCCGTTACCTTCGCAACCGCATAAGGATAAAGAATGAAACTAACCCTACGCATTGAATTCGCAGACGGAACACACAAGGACGTTCTTGTATCGGCTCCCGATATGGTGGCGTTCGAAGACAAGTACGACGTTTCAATAGCAAAACTAGACGACCCAAAAATGGGCTGGTTGCTTTTCTTGGCTTGGCATTCTGAAAAGCGCAAGAAGCAAACAGACAAAGAATTCGAAGCTTGGTTAGAACTAGTAGACGCTATTGGAGCAACAGAAGACCCAAAAGTAACAGAATAGTCGGACTAGGCGATAGCTCCGCTCATTGGTTCATAGCTTCCCTAGCGGTCGAGTCCGGAATTCCTCCAAGTGTTTTATTGGAGCAGTCCGACCGAATGCTTTGGACAATGAACAGGTGGCTTGTCGCTAAGAACCTTCCACCGCGATAAGGAAGTCCCCTGCTTCGGCAGGGGCTTCTTTATTTGGATTCGGTAGAATAGAAGAAAAGAAGGCTGGTTGAAATGCTACGAGTAGATGTTGAAGGCATAGGCGCAACCGTCAACGAACTAAAAAAGTTCGAACCACAGCTCTTCGCACAAATGAGAAAAGAAATCATAACCGAACCCGGCGTTGCTTCGGTTCTTTCTTCCATAGAGTCTAAGGTTCCTAAAGTTTCTCCGTTATTTGGAATGCTCCACAACGGAAGAACTCGCTACGTAATTCCTAAGATTAGGACTTACATAAGACCAAGCGCAAAACTTGGCAGGGGTGGCACGGAGCGTTCTCTAATCGGCTTCGAAGCAATTTCTCCCGACAACGCGGCAGGTTTTGAGATTCTCGACTTAGTAGGTTCCGGCCCAGACGCTAACTCTAACAATGCTAAAGGAATGCTAAAGAAACTTCAGGGCAAGGCTTCCCGGTATGTCTGGAAGGGATACGAAGCTAAAAAAGAAGGCGTATCCGCGGCAGTTCTAGCAATCATCAAGAGATACACAACTAAAACAAACGTGAAGCTAAAGGTAATGTAATGGCAGTCAGAATACCGATTATCACCGTCTTCGACTCTAAGGGTTTGAAGCAAGCGCAGTATCAGCTAAACAAAGTCCGTGGCAACTTCCAAGCTCTAGGACGAAACGCTGCTATTGCCGGAGTCGGTATTGGAGCGGTCGCCGCAGCTCTAGGTAAGAGCGTCCAGAACGCAGCCGAAGCTCAAAGAATAATGTCGCAGACCGAAGCGGTTCTAAGGTCTACCGGAACTACCGCTAATGGAACTGCCGCAGATATCGCAAACCTATCTGAAACTCTAAGTCGTCAAACCGCAGTAGACGACGAACTAATTCAGTCCGGCGCAAACCTTCTTCTCACCTTCAAGAACATTCAGAATCAGTCCGGGCTAAACAACGACATCTTCAACCAGACAGTTCAAGCAACCCTAGACGTTTCCCGGGCTATGGGAACCGACGCAACCACCGAAGCTATCCGTCTAGGTAAGGCGTTGAACGACCCGGTAAAAGGACTCTCTGCCCTAAGCCGAGTTGGTATCCAATTCACCGCGCAACAGAGAGAGCAGATAAAAGCTCTCACCGAATCAGGCGACCTTCTTGGCGCGCAGAAGATTATTCTTGCGGAACTACAATCTCAGTTCGGCGGTTCGGCGCAAGCTTACGCACAAACCTTCGCAGGACAAATAGAGCTTCTTGGAATTGAACTAGAAAACTTCAGCGAAGAAATCGGCGTTATCGTAATGCCAGCTCTTAGAAGTCTTATGGACGGACTCCGCGAAATGGCTCCGGAGATTGGTTCAAAACTCCGCGACGCAGTAAACTCCGTAGATTGGAAAGCACTAGCTAAAGCACTTCTCGATACAGCTACTTTCTTTCTTCAGAACGCAGAAGTAATTATCAAGGTTTCCGGTGCGCTCTTCGCTTTGAATACGGCTTACAACCTAATCAAAGTAACGCAGGGAATCTACAACGCTATCGCAGTTGTTACTAATACCGTTCTAGGTGGAACCGACTTAGCAGCTAAGAAGGCGACTATTTCACTTGGTTTCCTGCGCTCCGCTTTGTTATTGAGTGGAATTGGCGCGGCGGTTGTAGCTCTTGGTTTCATAATCGACGGAATCTCAAAGACCAACGAAGGCGCAAGAGCTACCACTCCAACCGTCACTAGCTTTGGAAGCGCAGTTCTGAAATCTGGACAAGACGCAGAATGGGCCGCCACGAAATACGGCGCAGCGAAGAGCGCAATCGAAGGACTAAACAGCGCGTCGGCTGCGTATAAGCCACCCGTTCTATCAGTTGGCCCAGACGCGGCAGAACGCCGAATGAATCTCGACAAGTCATTCGCTCAAAGCAGTATGACAAACTTTATGGCTGGTCTTTCCGGAAGCACAAGTAAAAGCGGAACGGCAGAAAAAACTTACTCACAAACTCTAAACGCAGCGGTAAAAAATCAAAAACTATTTACCAAACTAACTACTAAGAGGGGTATCTCCGAGGGATTGGCGGCAGACCTTCTAGGCGGAACTAAGGGATTGGCTATTGCTAAGAAAATAGCAAAGGGCAACACGGACTTAGCTACAAGAACTCAAAACAAGTTCAACAAGACCGCCGCAGGTATCGCAGAAATCAAAGCTCAGACCGAAGCAACTAACGCGCAAATCCTAGCTGACCAACAAGAAGCGGATAGAAAACGTGATGAACTTATTGCTTCAGAAAAAGCAGCTACGGACGAACGCGAAAGAATTTACAAGTCCTTTAGCGATTCAGTCACTAGCATATTCTCTAGTATCAAAGACTCAATCGTTGGAGCGTTTAGCCTTCCCGAGCTAGGTGGTTCGACAGATTCAATTATTCGGAATATGGACAAGCTTCTCACCCGGGTAAAGTCGTTCTCGGCTAACATCACAAAGCTATCCGATATGGGACTAAACGCAAATCTTCTACAACAGGTTATTCAAGCTGGGCCAGTTGCGGGCGCACGTTTAGCAGCGAGCCTAGTCGCTGGCGGAGCGGACGCTCTAGGACGAATAAACGCGGGCTATGGCGAAATCCAAACTCTCGGTTCAGAAATCGGTATGACTGGAACTCAGTCAAGATTCAATAACCAAGCGCAACAAAACGTCTACAACATAAACGTAGAAGGCGGAGTTGGTTCCGGTGCGACTATTGGAAAAGCAATCGTTGACGCTATCAAGGCTTACGAAAGAACTTCAGGCGCGGTCTGGCAGGGCGCGTAATGGCAGCTCCAGCTATGAAGGTCGAACTAGGTCTTGACTTAGGAGGAAACGACCCGTTTGCTTTTCGATTAGACGACGCCGTAAAAGGTGTTCTTGACAACACGGATTTCACACTAGGCGGAACGAAGCTCTTTGACATTTCTTCCCGTCTTGTTTCCGTCGCCGTCCGTCGAGGAAAGTCCCAAGCTCTCGACCGCGTGGACGCTGGAGTGGCGACAATTACGGTGGACAACTTCGACCGACTCTTTGACCCGCTCTACGAAGCCGGACTTTATTACGGGCAGCTTATCCCCCGGCGTGAGGTGGTTATTAGCTCTAATAATTACCCGGTCTTCAACGGCTTTATCGACGACTTCGATATTCAGTATGAACCGGGAAAGAAGTCGGTGGTTTCAATAGCGGTTTCGGACGCCTTCTCCGTTCTAGCTAACTCTTCTCTCGACGAATTAGTTCCCCCAAGCGAACTAGCAGGAGCAAGAATTGAACGCGTTCTAGACCTTCCTGAAGTTGGCTGGCCTACTGCCAGAAGAGAGATAGACCCGGGAAATACCCTAATGCTTGATTCCGTAGTTACTGAAGGCACGGGAACACTTACTTATCTTCAGCTTGTAGAAACTAGCGAGTTCGGAACTATCTTTATTTCACGCGAAGGCAACGTAGTCTTTAGGGAAAGAAACTCCGTCCCAAACGTTATCGACGTAGTCTTTGCCAATACAACAGTAGACCCGCTTCTTACTGCCATTCCTTTTATCGACGTGAACATTGTCTACGGTTCTGAGAATCTTTACAATCGTATTCTTCTAGAAAATGACGAAGCTATCCCAGACCAAGGATTCGCGGAAGACCTAGACAGTCAAGCTCTCTACGGTGTTCGCGTTTATGACAAGTCCGGGCTGCTAGTCCAGAATCCCGCAGACCTTCAGTTTCTATCCGACTTCTTACTAGCGCGATTCAAGCAACCGCAATACCGATTCGAAACCGTGACCGTATCGCTAGACAACATTTCAGCCGAACAACAGAACCTAGTCTTAGACTTAGAAATCGGCGACATTGTTCAAGTCAAGTTCTTGCCTTCGGAAGTTCCCCCGGCTATCGAGCAGTATTGCCGGGTAATCGGTATAAACAATAGCTGGGACAATAACAGTAAGAACATAACCTTCAGCTTGGAGCGCCTAGACTTCGCAATCTTTATACTAGATGACGCCGTTTTGGGTGTCCTAGACGACGACCGCCTTGCTTACGAGTAAAA